GACAACGCGAGAGCCGATGCGTTGGGGCTCGTATTGGATACGGACCCCAGGCAAGTAGCTCGCAATGGTGCGACCAACTCGGCAGCACCCTCTCTCCCTCCTGACTCACCAAGCGCGCCCTTGGTGGATCAGCAAACCTGAAACCAGAGGACTTATGAACCACATCTCGTCGATGCCACATTTGGCATCGCGAATCTTTGGCACGCCCCTGCTGATTCACCCCAGAAAGTTGGATGTGATTCTCTCGGTGCTTGGCCCCCGTTTGGGATTGGCCATGTCAGACGATTCGCAAGCACTCATCAAGCACTTGGCTGCGCAAGCCCCGCCTGTTAATTCCACAGCACTGACATCAAACATCGCTGTCATCAGTGTGTCCGGAACATTGGTACGTCGAGCGGCAGCAGTCGATGCGGCCTCGGGCCTGACCAGCTACACGGCCATCAGTGCGCAGCTTGCGCAGGCCGTGCGTGACCCTGCTATCAACGCGATTTTGCTGGACATCGATTCACCCGGCGGTGAAGCCGGTGGGGCTTTTGATCTGGCGGATCAGATCATGGCGGCTCGGCAAATCAAGCCCATCTGGGCAGTTGCTAACGACGATGCGTTCTCGGCTGCATATGCCATAGCCAGTGCGGCCAGCCGGGTCTACGTCACCCGGACCGGCGGTGTGGGTTCTGTTGGGGTTATCGCGTTGCACGTGGATCAGTCGCAGCGGGACGCCATGAGCGGACTTCGCTACACAGCGGTGTACGCCGGGGACCGCAAGAACGATATGTCTCCCCATGCGCCGCTGTCCACCGATGCGGCGCAGGCCCTACAGGCCGAAGTGGACCGGCTGTATGGCCTGTTCGTGTCGACGGTCGCAGCCAACCGAAACCTTTCTGAACAAGACGTTCAAGACACCGAAGCAGGGCTGTATTTCGCGCAAGACGCGATTGATGCCGGTCTAGCCGATGTGGTCGGGACGCTTGACGACGCACTGCTCGCTCTGAGTGAAGAGCTCCACACGCAATCGACATCCATCGCGCGAATTCAAGGTTCGGGCCGCGAGATGGGGATCTCTACGCCCGGATCGTCCATGAAAAGGAGTGTTTGCATGCAAAACGATGCAACCCAAGCTGCCGATGGGCAGACAACCCAAGAAGATCAACGTCAATCTCAACTAGCCAATCAGCTGAGTGCTGGATCTGAGCCTGCCCAAGGCAACGATACCTCGCAAGACGCAGGGGGCGAAACCGGTGCGCAGGTGCAAGCAAGTGCCGCCATCCAAGGCCATGACATCAGGGCAGCCAGTGCTCAGGTGCTGGCCATTGCTGAGATGTGTCTTCTGGCTGGGAAGTCCGAGATGACAGCGGGCCTGATTGAGCGCGGTGTTTCGGTTGACCAGGCGCGCAAGGAGCTTCTGGCAGCCAAGGCCTCTGGATCCCCCGAAATCTCCAGTCGTATCTTGCCCGAGGCAGGAACACAAGCCCAAACCAAGCCCGAAGACAGCCCTGTCGTTCGAGCAGCGAAGCAGCGCGCTCAAAGCCAGCGTGACGCAGCGCAACTCAACCACCGTTAATAGGAGAACCTGATGACTGCAATTACCAACGACCTCACCTTGGGCGACGTGCTCAAGTACGAGGAAGAAAACCTCTACTCCCGCGACCAGGTCACGGTGGTGTCCGGGCAGAACTTGAAGCTCGGGACCGTGATTGGTCGAGTGAGTGCGACGCAAAAAGTCAAAGCCCTCGACCCTTCTGCGACCGATGGTTCAGAAGTCGCCGCTGGCGTGGTGCTGCAAAGCATCGATGCCAGTGCCGCAGAAAAAAACAACGGCCTGATTGTTTCGCGTCAAGCCATCGTGGCCGATCACGCGCTGATCTGGCCCGCTGCCATCACCACGGAAGAAAAAACCGCAGCTATCGCTCAACTCGAAGCGATCGGCATCCTCGTTCGTCAAGGAGTCTAAGCAATGAACAACCCTTTCCAGTCCCCTGCGTTTTCGATGACGGCGCTTACTGCTGCCATCAATATCCTGCCCAACCAATTCGGCAAACTCGATCAGCTCAACTTGATGCCTGCTCGCCCTGTGCGCTTTCGTCAGATTGCGGTGGAAGAGCGAAACGGCGTTCTGAACCTGCTGCCCACGCTGCCCGTAGGTGCGCCTGGCACGGTGGGAAAGCGCGGTCGCCGTACTCTGCGCTCGTTCATCATCCCGCATATTCCGCACGACGATGTGGTGCTGCCAGAAGAGGTTCAAGGCCTGCGCGCCTTTGGCTCTGAGACCGACACCGAAACCATCGCAAACGTGATGACCGAGCATCTGCAGTCGATGCGCAACAAGCACGCCATCACGCTAGAGCATTTGCGCATGGGCGCACTCAAGGGCGTGATTCTGGATGCTGATGGCTCGGTCCTCTACAACCTCTTCGATGAGTTCGGTATTGAGCCCAAGGAATTCAACTTCGCGCTCAACAACGAAAAAACCGATGTCAAGAAAAAGTGCCTGGACCTCAAGCGCTACCTTGAACTCAACCTCAAGGGCGAGTACATGACCGGCGTTCGCGTACTGGTCTCGCCGGAGTTCTTCGATCTGCTGACGGCCCACCCCAATGTGGTCAAGGCGTATCAGTGGTACCAGGAGAGCCTGGCGCTGCGTGCAGACCAACGCACAGGCTTTACCTTTGCGGGCGTCACCTTCGAGGAGTATCTGGGCCAGGCCTCCGATGTGGATGGCAATGTGCGCAAGTTCATTGCTTCTGGCGAAGGCCATGCCTTCCCCGAGGGCACGTTGGACACTTTTGCCACCTACTTTGCTCCGGCTGACTTCAATGAGACGGTCAACACGCTGGGGCAGCCCCTGTACGCCAAGCAAGAGCCTCGCGAATTTGGTCGCGGCACGGATCTGCATACGCAGAGCAATCCGCTGCCGATGTGCCATCGACCGGGGCTCTTGGTCAAACTTCTGGCCAGCTGATGTCACGCGATCCGTTTGCACTGGGTGTCAAACGGCTGTTCGCAAGTTTGGGCTCTCCGGCGCAGTACAGCACTGTTGCCGGGGAGACCATCGAGCTCAAGGTCATCAGCAAGGCACCGGATTCGATGCAGGATTTCGGCCAGTCGCATCTGGCGGTGACCTCGTATCGGTTTGACTTGCAAGCCTCAGATGTCACCCGGCCTCAAGAGGGCGATCGCCTGACGTGGCGGGGAGTCATTTTTGTCATTCAGGGCGATGCACTGGTTGACCGTGATCGCTTGATCTGGACTGTAAGTGCCTACCCCTTGCCTGACTATCCTTCGACGGGGAGGTGAGCATGAGCGTGCGACTCCTGGCTGCTCTTCAAGGAGACCTCTCCAAGATGATGGAGCAGGAACTCAACTCCGCGCGGGTGGCGGTGACCACCGGCGTGCGAGAGGCGACACAGGGCCTCAAGAGTGAATTGCGCTCGCAGATCGAAGGGTCTGGTCTGGGCTCGCGTCTGGCCAACACCTGGCGTGGGGAGGTGTACCCGAAGGGACGCCCCAGTCTGGGATCGGCAGGGCTTGTGTACAGCCGCGCACCGGTTGTTGTTGCGGCGCACGACCAAGGTGCGTTGATTCGTTCGAAGAATGGGTTCTGGCTCGCCATCCCGCTCCCTGCGGCAGGCACTGGGCCACGCGGCAAGCGAATGACGCCAGGCCTTTGGGAGCGCATGCGTGGTCAACGACTGCGTTTCGTCTATCGCTCTGGGAAACCGTCGCTGCTGGTGGCGGACAACTTTCGAGCCAAAACAGGCAAGCGCGGCGGCTTTGCGGCGGCATCTGCTTCCGCTCAGAAATCAGGACGGGGGCTGACCACAGTCCCCATTTTTTTGCTGGTGCCGCAAGCCCAACTCAAGAAGAAATTCGACATCGCCAGTGCTGCCCAACGGTGGCAAGACAGGCTGATGGTGTTGGTCACACAGTCGTGGCCAGAAGAACGCTCGGACACATGAAATGACGATGAAAGCCAGCCAACGAGAAGCGGCGCTGGGGGCCTTGTTCACGCTGTTGGACGGGCTTCCCCTGCAGCCCAATGCCATACGCAGAAATTCATCCCTGCCTGAGCGGCTTAGTGAGCACGCCATGGTGTTCCTGCGCGATGGGGATATGACCCAGGTCGATGTCACTTTGTCGCCTGTGACCTATCTGTGGGAGCACGCTGCAAGCATCGAAATCTACGTCGCGCATCCCGAAGCATCTGCCAGAGACGCGCGTATGGATGAGCTGCTTCAGTCGCTTGGCACCTTGATCATGTCTGACCCGACTTTGGCCGGACAGATTGACCACGCCGAAGTGATGTCACCCAAATTTGAAGACGTCACCCCCGAAGGGTCTGTGGGCATCAAGGCCTGCACGCTGGACGTGGTGATGCATTACGCGAGCAGCCATCCCTTGGCCTGATCGCACCACAAAACTTAACCACTTGGAGACTCATCATGGCTCGTGCTTATGGCGCGAACGCCAGCCTATTGGCTGCGTTTGAACCCACCTATGGAACCACACCGACAGGAGACTTTGGAAAAATTCCCTTTGTCTCCACCACCCTGGGCTCGGAACAGGGTTTGATTGCCAACGATCTGATTGGCTTGGGGCGAGACCCGAGTGCGCCCATCCGTGACGTAATCAAGGTCGAGGGTGACATCGTTATTCCCATCGACCTGCGCAACATCGGCATGTGGCTCAAAGCCCTGCTGGGAAGTCCTGTGAGCCTTGGTGATACCGCGCACACTCACACTTTCATTTCTGGCAACTCAGGTCTTCCGAGCTTGTCGTTGGAGACGGGACTGCCGGACATTCCGGCGTACTTCCTGGCCTCTGGTGTGATGGCCAACTCGCTGCAGGTGAAGTTCGCTCGCTCTGGCGCAGCGGACGCCACCTTGGGTCTGATTGCTCAAGGCGAGATCAAGCGAACTGCCAGTGCAGACGCGACGCCCACGACCTTGCCGATCACTCGCTTCAACCAGTTCCAGGGCTCAATCAAAAAGAATGGCCAAGCCCTGGGTAACGTGGTTGCAGCGCAATTGACCTATTCGAACAATCTGGCGCGAATCGAAACCATTCGTTCCGACGGAAAGATCGAAGGGGCTGACCCCACAGTGGCCAGCTTGACGGGCAACTTGGAAGTGCGCTTCGCGGACACGGAATTGATCGATGCCGCGACCAACAACACGCCGCTGGAGCTGACCTTCAGCTATGTCATTGACGCCACCAAGAGCCTGACCTTCATTGCGCATGAGGTCTACCTGCCTAAGCCCAAGCTCTCGATCTCTGGCCCCGGTGGCATTCAGGCCACCTTTGACTGGCAGGCTGCCAAGAACACTGCAGCCGGACACATGCTGACCGTGCAACTCGTCAATGACGTGGTTGCGTACTGAACTTAAGAGGCAAATATGCTCAAACTCAATCTGAAACGTGAGCCCTATTGGCTCGACCTGGTTCAAGGCGTGCGTATCAAGGTCAAGCCAGCGACCACCGCACTGGTCATGGCGGCTCGCCATGCTGCAGCCCTCATCGATGGCAAAGACCACGCGGCAGCCGGAGAGCGCACTGCAACCCTGATTACCGAGTTGGCCAAGGCTGCCATCTTGGCTTGGGAGGGCGTGGGCGACGAAAAAGGAAAAGCCGCAGCCGTCACGCCGGACGGCATTGCTGCGCTCATGGAGCTTTGGCCTGTGGCTGATGCGTTCGAGCGTGAATACCTGGCAGCGCTCTATCTTCTGGATGCCGAAAAAAACGGCTAAAGGCCCGCACCGAATGGCACTTTGGTGGCGGGGCCACTTATTGCGAGGCATGCGAGACGACCTGTCCTGAGTGTCCGTACCTGGTGAATTCGCCTCGGACCGAAGAGGGGTGGCAGGCCCTCGCGGTGCTGGATGTCTGTTCATCCCAAGTACGTGCTTTTCAAGGTGCAGTGCTGGGTATGGACTTCAACGCATGGATGTCCGCCAGCCAGGCACTTGATGCAGACCCCGCAGCCATGACCCATTTATTTCCTGCCTTAGAGGCGGGCCTGACGCAAGCATTGAACAAACCATCTCCGGACAACCCACATGGCTGAACGTAACCTATCGATTCGACTGGCTGTCATTGACGGCGGCAAAGTCAAAGCCGAACTGGCAGACGTGGGTGAGGCCGGAGAGCGATCACTCAAAAAAATCGAGTCAGCATCGCAGCCTGCCTCTGCCGGTCTGAACCTGTTATCCAAGGCGGCCAACGATGCCTTCGTGCGGATGGAGGACGCCACGTCCCGTCTTGGGATGCTGGGCACTGTGCTCGGTCGCCTTGGCCCCGCTGGGTTAATTGTGGGGGCATCCGTTGCAGCGGTCGGTTATGGCATGCATCAGCTGGTAGTCCCGGTCGCTGAAGTGGGCGAAGAGCTCAACAAGCTATCCCAGAAAACTGCTGTCTCGGTCGAGGCTTTGTCAGCGCTGCTGTATGCGTCCGAGCTGTCGGACGTGAGTGCAGAGAGCCTGACCAAGGCGCTCAAATTCCTCTCAACCGCCATGTTTGACGCCAAGGTCAAGGGCGGCGAAGGCAGTGCAGCACTCAAGGCATTCGGGGTATCTGCGCTGGATGCACAAGGGCAGATTCGTCCGACTGAGCAGGTGCTCCTGGACCTGGCTGAGAAATTCGCGGCCATGCCTGACAGCGCAGAAAAGGCAGCGCTGGCCGTCAAGCTGTTTGGCAAGAACGGTCTGGACATGATTCCCATGCTCAACCAGGGGCGCGATGGACTGACCGAGATGATGGAAGAGGCCAAGCGCCTCGGCCTAGTCATGTCCGCCGATGCAGCACGCGCTGCAGAGGAGTTCAACGACAACATGAAGCGCTTGCACGCGGTCAACGAGGGCGTACAGCGCCAAATCGGATCCGCGTTGCTGCCCATCCTGGCCGACCTGACGGAGCAGATGTTCCTGGCCAAGACCGAAGCAGGTGGCTTTACGAGTGAGTTGCAGGCGATCACGCACAACCGCCAGCAAGTCCTGTCCTTTCTTGAGGAGGTGGCGACTGGTCTTGGATTCATCGCCGAATCGGCGGTGCTTGCCAAGCGTGTAATCAGCCAGCCATTTGACAGTCTGCAGGTGGTCGCTAAAGACGTAGAGACCTGGATCAAGACCGACATGCTGCGCTCCATGAAGTCCATGGGCTATGACGAGACGCAGATCAATGCCGAAATCGCCAAGTTACAAGCAGCCCGCGATCGATTCGTCGAGGCGGCTAACGACCGATTGACCCATTTGACGGACAACCCTGGCTACGTCAACAAGATCGAAAAGTTCTTCGACGAGCAACGCCGCACGGTGCGCGTCATGGGGCAGAAGTTTGTTCTGGAAACGGCAGAACAAGCAGCACAAGTTCAGAAGATCTATGACGAGTTTTTGCCCAAGATGCCTCGCAAGCCTCCCAGTGGTTTAGATCTGACAGGTTTTGAAAAGAACAACGAAGGGTTGCAGTTTTTAAAGCAGTTGGAGCAGCGCGCGCTGCGCGTGACTCAAGGCGAAGGTGCTGAGTTGCGCGCACGTGCTTTAGAGCTTGAGCGCAAGGGCTACGCTGGTGTTGTCAAGGAAGCGGAAAAGTACATCGACGCTATTGAGCGGATGGAAAAGCAGAAAGAAGCCGACAAGAAGTTCGAGGAGTACGAGAAGGAGCTGCAAAAGGTCCATCAGATCACCGAGAACTACATCGGCAACAACCGCCTCAAGCAGGAAGAGTTGCAGCTCAAGCGTCAGCTTCTGGATGTAGGTGAAGTTGAGCGAGCTGCATTGCAGACCCGCTTTGACATGGAAAAAGCCGCTGTCATGGCTTTGCGCCAAGCCGAGCAAGTCAACGATCCCGGCCTAAAAGCCGAGGCCATTGCTGCGATCAACGATGCCTTGGCGCGGCAGTTGCCGATCGTCGAAGAGCTCGCTCGTGCCAACGTGGAATACCAGCGCAGTTTTGACTATGGCCTTCGCAGTTCCCTGCGCACCTACATTGAGGACGCGACCAATGCGGCCAAGCAGGCTGAACGTGCCGTGACCGGTGCCTTCAAAGGCATGGAAGACGCGATGGTTCAGTTTGTGACGACCGGCAAGGTGGACTTCAACAGCTTGGCCAACTCGATCATTGCGGACCTGGTGCGAATCCAGATCCAAAAAATGATCACCTTGCCATTGGCCGGGTGGATGAGCGGACTGAACTTGTTGGGTGGTTCCAGTGGAGGTAACGGAATTGGTGGGGCATTCCCTGCTGGTGCCACTGACCTGATGTCGGGCGGAACGATGGTGGCTCACACCGGTGGACTGATCGGAAGTGATGTGCTGGCAACGCGATCTGTCGGACTGCATCACTTTGATGGCGCTCAGCGGTTTCATACCGGCGGATTAGTTGCGGGCGAAGTCCCCATCATTGCTCAACCTGGCGAGGCGGTATTCACGCCTGGCCAGCTTCGATCGCTTGGTGGTGCGCTGTCCAAAAACAATCCGTCGCCAGTCAAGGTGGTAGTCAATGTCAGCAACCACGCCCCAGGGGTAGATGCCCGAGTTCAGACCAGTCAGCAGCCGGATGGAACCACCCGACTGGATGTGATGGTTGAGCAGATCGAAGCTCGCATGAGTCGCTCCATCAATCAAGGTGTGGGTATCGCGCCCACTCTGGAACGCCGTTACGGCCTCAATCCTGCAGTAGGAGCCTTGAGATGAGTGATGTGACCTTACCGGCGGGGATTCCCGTATGGCCGGATACTTTGCCGCTGCCTCGTATCGAGGGATATGGGCTGGCCCCGCAGTCAAACGCTATTCGAACCGACATTGATTCGGGTGCCGCTCGGATGCGTTTGCGATCTACCAGCACGCTGTATCGGGTTCGCTCGGAGTGGCGCTTCTCGCAAGAGGCGTTCGCTGTCTTTGATGCGTGGTGGATGCATGTGCTCAATCAAGGGGTGCTGTGGTTTGCGATGCCACTGACGGCTGGATTGGGTGTACAGGCGGTTCAGGCGCGATTCATTGCGCCATGGGACACCGAGCTTCTGGCTGGAAACCGGTGGCAGGTGAAAGCGCAATTAGAGGTTCAGGACTTTCCTCGGCTGAGTCCTGACGAGGTTCAGGTGGCCGCAGTACTGGGGCCAGATGCGATCGCGCTGGGTGATCGCCTGCATGCCTGGCTCAATCAAACCATCGTGGCATCGGACTACTGGTAGCCATAGACACTAAGGAAATCAATCATGACCCTCAAGACCCGGCTCGATCAAGCTGTGGGAACGATCGAGGGGGATGCAGGCTTGCTCCATCAGATCGTCCACGGGGATGATCAGACAACCGTCACCACGCAAGGCGGTCAGGTCAAAAGTGTGGCCAACGTCATTCATGGAGTGCAGACCCAGCTTGACGCTTCCCGGCAAGATCTGACCAATCAGGTCGCCACTGCAACTCAGCAGGCCACCAGTGCGGCGCAATCGGCCAGCAATGCAGCAAGCTCTGCGGCGACGGCCAGCACCAAAGCAACGACAGCCAGCGACTCCGCGACCGGCGCGGCCAACTCCGCAACTGCGGCAGCCACGTCGGCGACGACAGCCAGCACCAAGGCCAGTGATGCCAGTAGCAGTAAGACGGCAGCAGCAGCGTCTGCCACCAACGCTGCGACGAGCGCCACCAATGCGGCTGTTTCAGCAACTTCTGCAGCAACCTCAGCGAGCACCGCCTCACAAAAGGCAAGCGATGCAGCCGCTAGTGCAAGCTCCGCTTCTACCTCTGCAACCACGGCCACCAATAAAGCAGCGGACGCGCAAACCGCGCTGACTTCTGCGCAGGCGCAAGCCAGCTTGGCATCCGATTGGGCGCAAAAGACAGCGACTACGGTTGATGGTGCTGGATATTCAGCGAAGTATTGGGCAGGTCAGGCGGCGAACTCTGCAGCCGTGGTCACCACCAATACGGTGATCCCGGCAGATGTGTTCACTGGTGATGGCGTCAAGACAGATTTCACACTCTCTCATCCGGTGGCGTACCCCGGTGCGTTGATGGTGACTGTGGCCGGTGTCCCTCAGGGTCCGATTGATGCGTATTCAGTTCAGGGCACAAGCACCCTGCGCTTTGTCGCGGCTCCTACCAACGGCGTGGCCATTAGCGTCCGCTATCTGGACAAAGAGTCACAGTCTGGTGCGGCTGTAGCTCAAGAATGGGCCACCAAGACAAGTGGTGTGGTGTCGGGTTCGACAGAGTATTCGGCGAAATACCATGCGCAGGCTTCGGCAGCGAGTGCCACGTCTGCTGCAGGTTCTGCATCAGCTGCATCGGGGAGCGCCACTGCGGCAGCTGGTTCAGCGACCACCGCTACGACCAAAGCGACTGACGCTGCGACCTCGGCGACCAACGCTGCATCTTCTGCAACGACTGCCAGTACCAAAGCCACCGATGCCAGTGCATCGGCCACCAGTGCGGCAACCAGTGCCAGCGGGGCTTCAACATCTGCCACTACGGCATCCGGTAAAGCCACCGATGCAGGCAACAGCGCATCAGCGGCAGCAGGCTCTGCAACAAGCGCAGCCAGCAGTGCCGCTGTGGCTCAGGATTGGGCAACCAAGACGTCGGCTCCGGTCAGTGGCAGCGACTACTCGGCGAAATACTACGCGCAATCGATTTCTGCTTCGGCGGCTACGGCCTCCCAGAAGGCGACGGACGCTGCAACCAGTGCGACGGCTGCAGCAGCTTCGGCCACTACTGCTGCGAGCAAATCATCAGATGCAGCTTCGTCGGCTACCAATGCAGCATCGTCCGCAAGCACTGCAGCCACTCAAGCAGCAGGAGCGGCAAGCTCTGCTACAAGCGCCGCATCGTCTGCCACGGCAGCGGCGGGTTCTGCAACAACTGCCAGTACCAAGGCATCAGATGCTGGCAACAGTGCCAGCGCTGCAGCCAGCTCGGCCAGCAACGCCAGCACCAGTGCTGCCAGCGCATCGAGCTCAGCCAGTGCTGCATCTGCATCGGCAACGACCGCCAGTGCCAAAGCCGCAGAGGCTTTGACCAGTGCTTCGGCGGCGGCCAATTCGGCCACTGCCGCCTCTGGCAGTGCTTCCAGCGCAGCGAATTCTCTGACTGCGTCTCAAGCCCAAGCAACCTTAGCTGCGGACTGGGCGCAAAAGACCACTGGAACGGTTGACGGAAGTGGTTACTCGGCCAAGTACTGGGCAGGACAGGCCGCAGGATCTGCAGCGGCGGTAACTGCCAATACGGTCATCCCAGCCGATGTGTTCACGGGCGATGGCATCAAAACTGATTTCACGATCAGTCGACCTGTTGGATATCCGGGCGCACTCATGGTGACGGTGGCTGGGGTGCCACAAGCCCCGCTCGATGCGTACATCACACCGGCGACCACGACATTGCGATTCACCTCAGCCCCAGCCAATGGGGTGGTGATCAGCGTGCGTTACCTGGATAAGGAGGCGCAGTCTGGCGCAGCCGCCGCCGAAGAGTGGGCGAACAAAACGTCGGGGCCTGTGTCTGGAGCGACAGAGTATTCGGCCAAGTACTACGCACAGTCCATAGCCGCCAATGCGGCGACGGCCAGTCAGCAAGCAACCAGTGCAGCCAACTCGGCAACGGCTTCTGCTGGTAGTGCTACCGCCTCGGCGAACTCTGCGACGGCTTCAGCGGCCTCGGCCACTCAGGCTCAGAGCTACATGAGCCAGGCGCAGGGATATGCCGCTGCGGCGGGCGGATCCAACGTCGCTCCGCAGGTATTTACAGGTAACGGTTCGTCTACGGATTTCAGTCTGAGCACAGCAGCATCCAGCGTCCACAAATTGATCGTGACGGTCAATTACGTGGTCCAGGACTCACTGGATGCCTACGTCCTCGTCAATTCCGGGGCTACTTTGCGATTCACATCGGCACCAGCCGCCAGCGCGCGGATTGTGGTGCGTTACATCTAACTAGGAGAAATCATGGCGATTACACGCATTCCCAAAGCGGGGCTGGATGATGCTCTGCAGACTGAAATCAACGGCAAGTTAGACAAGGCCGGTGGAACCATGTCCGGAACTATCACCATGTCCAACGGGGCGCTCTTCAAAAGCAGTGTGACGAGTGATGATGCTCGTAACACGGGCTACAAGATGGGAGATGGTCAAGACATCGGAGAGATGGGGCGCTCAAGTCAGTACTACGACGATCGGGCCAGCAACTGCAATGGTTATCTGCCCAATGGCAATTGCGCAAGCAACGCCAACTGGGTTCCCCCCAATGTGAACTGGTGGACATGGGGCCTGGGATTCAACTATTGCGCTAACAGCGGTCAGTACGACGGGGTCGGTGGCACGAGTTATGCCAACTACGCTGTTCCTTCCGTGAGCCTGAACTATGACGGTTACTACTTGGCGCAAGACGAAATCGGTGGCGCGGAGTATCACCGTTGGTACCGGGCCTGCAATTGCAACTGCAACTGCGGCAGCTACTCCAACTGCAATTGCGGATCCACCGCCTTCAACTGCCGTACCAATTGCAACTGCAACTGCAATTGCAACTGCAGCACCGACTGTTGAGGAGTTGAGCGATGGCAAATTCATCTACCGTTGGTGGTCGCCTTTACAACATCCCGTCCCCAGCCGAATCGTTCGGTGCTTTCCCCGTCAGTTACCGCGTCGAGCGGGACTTGCAAGCTCAGACGATCACAGTGACTCCTTGGCGCATCAACCCGGAGACGAATGAAAAGGAATATGGCTCACGCCCCTTTGTGTTTGATCCGGCGGCTATCAAGCAGCACATTGACCTTGGCAAGCATTGGGGCATTCATACGAACTGGGCACTGGAGGCTCGCTTTGGTTGGGAGGATCTGGGGCATTTGCATTCGGTATTCCCGCAGACGAACTTGCACAAAAACCCCTTTCTGCTGGGTCGCCCGCTGCACCCACGCACGGTGCTGTTCTTTGTGCCCTTTGAAGACAGTCCAATTGAGGAGGTGGCGGTCTTGGTGTACGCGCCGCAAACCATGCCGCCTGAGGGCTTTGCTGAATTCCTGGAGGTGCGATCTCGGGTTTCACTCTACAACGCCGTGCTGCCTTCGCTGGAGTTGGATGTGCCGAATTACTGTGACGCCGGTGCATCTATCACTTGTACGGTCAGGCTGATTCAACCTGTCTATGAAACCGCAGACATGCCTGCAATCGAAACGCGCAGTGGAGTTCTCTACCTGGAGTGCGAGGCAGGTTTTTTGCCAAAGACCAGGGTGCCGATCATCGGTGGTGTCGCAAGCTTCAAATGGGTGGCGATGGGGTTAGATCCGAAAGACAAGGGGCTGATCAAGGTGGGCTTCAAGTATTTCAGCCACAAGATCAGTGCTGCTGTGGAGGTGGTTTGATGTGGACGGTGCATGCGGACAGCATCCCAATCCACACGACGGTTGCCGCATACCTGCGGCGCGAGACAGATTTCGAGGCAGCCATCAAGGCCGTTTCAGATCCGGAGCTCGAGCGTCTACTGGCGATCAGGGGCGTGCCTGGTGTGCAAGTCCCACCTAATCTGGACCACTCATTCGCAGCGGCATTTGATCGTTTTGATTCGCTGATCTGGGAGTCCCAAGTCAGTGCAGCCAGTCCGGGGCTGTTTCGCAACTTGTCGTTGGCGCACACGGGGTATCCCGTTGTGGCGATGGATCCCTATTTGTGCCAGGACCCATGTCGGTACAGCGGTGCCGACCATTTGGCGTTTGCGCATCGCTCAGAGGTTGGGCGATACCTGGCCATTGGGACGATGCTCGATCAGTTCACTCTGACCGTTGGGTCGGGGCGGCTGACAGTGCTGGTGCCGCCCAATCCGCGAGGTGTTCCTCTAGTGCATCCGCACAGAGATACATCGATCTTTGAGGAGCTCAGGCTGGACATTTGCTTAGCTGTATCACCGGGCGTGGTCCTGTCTATTGATGGGCAGGATGACCTGAGCTTCAACCCAGGGGAGTCCCTGTGGATGAACTGTTCGGGCTACGAGCACACCCTGGTCAATCAGCATTCTTGGTTGGGGAGCCGCTGCAGCGTCCATTTCAGCGTCTGGCCATGGATCGAGTTCGACCATCCAACAAGGACGTATAGACCGAACCGCTTTTACGGCTGCAAGCACCCGATTCAGATGATTTTTGATGGAGATTTGACCCGATGACGCCAAG